GACACAATGCTTAATATTGGAGAGATACAGACGCTACTCAATACAATTGACAACCGCAAGGCACAAGCTAAGGTTGGACGCAGGTATTACCACGCAGCGCATGATATACAAGACTACCGGCTGTTCTATTATGACGCTTTCGGGGAATTGCAAGAGGATCACACCAGGAGCAACATCAAGATAGCTCACCCGTTTTTCACAGAATTGGTTGACCAGGAAATACAGTACCTGCTCAGCAACAGAGACCGTATTGTCACAGCTGAGGACGCAGAGCTGCAAAAGGAAATGGACCGTTATTTTAACGAGAACGACCGATTCCGTGCAGAACTGGCTGACGCTTGCACAGACGCTGTTGTGTGTGGATGGGGCTGGTTGTACGCATATGTGGATACGGACGGTAGACTGTCATTCCAGTGCGCTGATTCCTTGTCGGTAACCGAGGCAGACGGGCAGTATACGTCAGATGGCAGAGACTACGTCTTGTATCGCTATCTGCAGCGTAAGGATATCTACGGTCACATAGTATACAAGATCATGGTCATGGATGATAACCAGACATGGATGTATACCCAGGTTGACAGTGGAACAATTACGTTGGACGCATCGACAGCGGATGCGCCGAATCCCAGACCGCACGTGCTGTACAAGAAACACAACTCAGACGACACGTATTTTGAGGGATTGGGATTCCTGCCCTGGTTCCGGATTGACAACAACCGGGAACAGGTATCCGGATTGCAGCCTATCAAGGCTCTTATTGATGATTACGATTTGATGTCCTGTGGATTGTCCAACAACCTACAGGACGCATCGGAGTATCTGGTGGTAGTGTCCGGGTTCCCAGGCACTGACATGACGGAGCTGATGCAGAATCTCAAAACCAAAAAAGTTATTGGCACAGCAGACGGCGGCGGCGTGGAAATGAAAACGGTTACTGTCCCGTATGAGGCGAGAAAAGTCAAGCTGGAATTGGACAAGGAAAACATCTATCAATTTGGCATGGGTTTTGACGCCTCCCAAGTCGGAGACGGAAACGTTACAAACGTTGTCATTAAGTCCCGGTACGCATTGCTTGACATCAAGTGCGACAAGCTGGAAACGCATCTGCGGCAGACGATGGGCGGAATCCTGGATGTGGTGCTGGAACGCATCAACCAGGAACGTGGCACGGCTTATACTCGTGCAGATGTCAAGATGGATTTCACACGATCCTGCATCACAAACGAGTCTGACAACGCCACAATCGAATCAACAGAGGCAACCACGGCGCAGACCAAAATCAACACGCTGCTTGCTGCTGCTGCACAAGTTGGAATTGATCCGGTACTGCCGCAGTTGTGTAACGTGCTGGAACTGGATGAATCTGAGGTGCGAAAAGCAATAGAACTGGCTGACAGCGAACAGCTGGACAGCATGATGCAGCAGCTGGAAGAAGGTGCGGCAAATGACACCGGCGCAGAAACAGACAACGAAGTATGAGCTACAGCAGGAAAAGCGAGTCCTTGCACAGCTGGAACGGTCGTACAGTCTGGCGCTGGAGCGTGTCAAGGAAAAAATAAAAAAACTGGACGAACGGACGGACGAAGAGAACCGGCAGGCAATCGCATACCAGAAGTCTTTCCAGGAGGCAGTTAAAAAACAGCTGGAACAGGTGCTGGAAAAGCTACACAACAACACCTATGACACAGTACAAGTGTACTTGCAAGACTGCTACACAACCGGACACACGGCGGTTCTGTACGAGCTGCAGAGTGACGGTCTACGCCTTGCGTTGCCTATCCCACAAGACAAGGTGCATCGGGCTGTAACCAACGAGACAAAATTGTCTAAGTCGCTATACGACAGTATCGGAGAAGATTTTGACGGCTTAAAAAAGCACATCACTGACATTGTGTCAGCTGGATTTGCGTCGGGTGCAAGCTACGGTGACATGGTAAATCAGATCACCGGAAAGATGATTGGAAACTATGCCGGTATGCGTGGCGGCGCTCTGGGACGTGCGAAATTGATTGTCCGGACAGAAGGAAACCGCATCGCAAACGCCGCCAGGCTGGATGCCGCAAAAGCCGCAAAGGAACACGGTGCCGATCTGGTGAAACAGTGGGACAGCACTATGGACAGAAAAACCAGACCGCACCACGTACAACTGGACGGACAAGTCCGAGAGTTGGAAGAGCCATTTGAAATTGACGGCAGAAAAGCACAAGCACCTGGTAAATTCGGTATCCCCTCCGAGGATATCAATTGCCGCTGCCATGCCTACAGCCGCCCCAGATGGGCGCTCAGAGCCGGCAGCGATTACAAGTGGGACAATGAAAACCGGGAGCTTACAAAGGTTTCCGGCGAGTCATACGCAGAGTACCGTGCTGGATACGTCAAGAAACAAAAAGAAAAGAACGATGTTGTTATACCGCATCATGAGGGGTATGCAACGGAAGTACAGCCGCCAGAGCCAAAAGCGAACGGCGGCAAAGGAAAATTGTACAAAGATGAAAAGAGGTAGTATATGATGGAACAGGTAAGCATGACGTTTGGCGAGGCTCTGGAGGCAATGAAAAACGGAAAGAAAGTTGCAAGAACCGGCTGGAACGGCAAAGGAATGTACCTCTACCTTGCCGACGGCAAATTACTGACGCAGGAAATCGGTGACGGAAGTTATCCATTTACTGACAGCGTTGTTATGAAAACCGCAGATAACCGGTATTGCATCGGCTGGCTGGCTAGTCAGACCGATATGCTGGCAGAGGACTGGCACATTGTAGAGTAACCACTGCCCCGACCACGGGCTAAAACTGGCGGAGGGATGGAGAATAGAAACAGGAAAGCTAGTGGGTAGGCGTTTCTATTTCGAAAAATCAGCATCGGGAAACCGGTGCTATTTTTATACAAAAAAAACAGAAAGGAATGATAAAAATGGCAGAAGAGGCAAAGAAACAGGATACGCCGGAAGACGGCACAAAGCAGCAGCCGGATACTTCCCCGCCTCCGTCCGGAAAGACTTACACGGCGGAAGAATATGGCGCACTACAGGCACAGCTACAGCAGGCACAGGATGCACTGAAACAGGCTCAGAAACAGTCTAAGGCGGACAGTGCCGCAAAGCAGAACCAGGAAAACGCACGCATTGCACAGCTGGAAACAGACCTTGCAAAAGCAAAGCTGGATGCAGCTGTACAGGTTGCACTGCTGAAAGCTGGCGCACTGGATACTGACTATCTGGCGTATAAGATGCAGGGCATGGATGGCGTGTCGCTGGACGATAACGGAAAGCTGACAGGCTGGGATGCAACTCTGGAAACGCTGAAAAGCCAGTTCCCAAACCAATTTGAGGCGGCGGAACAGAAACAGGTGATTGAGAACAAGCTACCTGGCAACAGCGGCGGCGCAGCGGTTACAGCAGACGCATTCTCAAAAATGTCCTACGCACAGCGCTTGGAGTTGTACAAGAATGACAGAGAAACATATGACACCCTCACAGGGAGAAAAGGAGAATAACAATGGCAGATACTACAACCATTAAGGACCTCGTAAATCCGCAGGTTATGGCGGACATGATCTCCGCCAAAATCACAAGTAAGATCGTTGTTACACCGTTCGCAAAGCTTGACACGACCTTGCAGGGCGTGCCTGGTGACACCATCACAGTACCCCAGTACAGCTATATTGGCGATGCTGTTGACGTTGCAGAGGGCGTCAAGGCTGACACCGTAAAGCTGCAGACCAGCACAACCACTGTTAAGATCAAGAAGGCGATGAAGGCAGTGGAGCTGACAGATGAGTCTGTACTGTCTGGCTATGGCAACCCGGTTGCAGAAACCAACAACCAGATCGGAAAGTCTATCGCCGCAAAGGTTGATGCAGATGCAATGGCTCTGCAGGGCGCACAGCTTGTCTATGACGGCAGCTCTGCGGTTATCAAGTACGCTGGCATTGTGGACGCTATCGACGTGCTGGACGAGGAAGTAAACACAGACAAGGTGATTTTTGTACACCCCAAGCAGGTCACCCAGCTGCGCAAGGACAGTGATTTTATCAGCGCTGACAAGTACAAGAGCGGCGTAATGCTGACCGGCGAAATTGGCATGGTGGCTAACTGCCGTGTTGTACCGTCCAAGAAAGTACCGCTGCACAGTGAGTGGTACTATTTCGACGAATCCTCCGGCACAGCTACCACTGCAAGCAATATCGCCGATGTACAGAAGACTCTGCCGTCTGCCAAAATTGGTGACAAGGTGTCTAAGTCCACTACACCCTGCTATTTCTGCCCGATCGTCAAGCTCAACCAGGACAGCGAAACAGAAGACGATACCGCAGCACTGACCGTATACCTTAAGCGTGACACCAACGTGGAAACAGAGCGTGATACGCTCGCAAGAAAGACTGACATCAGCGCAGATCGTTTCTATGCTGTGGCTCTGTCCGACACATCCAAGGTTGTACTTGCCAAATTTAAGAAGTAAGGAAGGGAGCGACGATGCGCAATGTTAATGACAGCAGAGCATCTCCGGAAATTTGTGGAGACCGCAGAAACAGAAGAAATGCTTAACGAATATCTGACCGCACTGGAATCTGCGGTGCGACAGGAGACGCACAACACATTTACCGTTCGGAATTTTTGCCATAAAACGGCAATCCAGAACAACACAATGCTTACACCCAGCCTGCGCATCCACAGCGGCGATACTGTACAGATCGGAGATTATCTGTACACCGTTGGCAGCGGCGGAACATTGTCACCGGAACTGCCGGATGCAGATTGCGTGGAGGTACACCTTGTTGTGTATCCGCCGGATGTTGTGATGGGTTGCGTTGACATCATGCGTTATAAGCTTAGCAAGGCAGCCAACAGCGCACCGGAGAAGGCTGGTATCGCATCCGAGACGATTAGCCGCCATAGTGTCACCTTTTCCGGTGAGGACGCTTACAGCGGCGTTCTGGGTGTTCCTGCACGGCTGACCAAATTCCTGGACAGATACCGGAAAGCGAGGTTCTGACGATGCACGGCTTGATTGGTGGGAATATAGATGCAGAACTGCTGCTTGTGGAAAGCGAGGTCAACGAGATCGGCGAGGCAGTGGAACAGGAAACGCCTGTGCTTACGCTCAATGGCTGGCTTGACCTCTCCGGCAGCGATAGCCGTTACACGACGTACAACGCCAAGACGGAACAGTCTACGCACATTTTTGTGGCGGACTGGGTGCAACTGCCGGAGAACATTGTCCCGGAGAACTGCCGCTTACGTTGTGGCGGAAAGCGGTATGATGTGCTTGACATTGACAACCCTATGGAAATGGGAAACGGCTCACAGCTGGAAATCTATCTGCGGTACACGGGAGGTGCGGCACAGTGAAAATTGAAACGGTATCACTGGAAACGCATATCCTGGAGGTTGCCGATCTGATTGACAGCGCTGTGGAACAATTTCTCACGGAAATGGGTGTGCTGCTGTCGGCAGATGCTGCGGCAATGTCTCCCGTAGACGAGGGACAACTGAAAGGCTCATGGGACTATGTTGTTGACACGGCAGAGCATTCCGTTACTGTTGGCAGCAACCTAGAAAATGCCGTCTGGAATGAGTTTGGGACTGGTTCCCATGCAGCGAACGGTGACGGCAGAGCGTCCCCTTGGTACGTCCCTGTTGCCGGATACACTGGGTCAAGGAAACCGACATATCAAGGCAAGGTCACAGTTGTATACGGCAAAAACGGAGTGCAATATTACAAGACGGACGGTAAGGCGGCGCAACACACGCTGCAGCACGCAGCAGATCAAGACTTGCCGAAAGCAGAGCAACGCCTGGCTACAATTATGAAACGAGGTGTGTCATGACAAAAGAACTGCTGGCGGCGGTAAAAGAACGACTTGAAACAGCGGAAATACCGTATCAGTATGAGACATACCAGACATCCGGAAAGCTGCCGCCGGTATACTGCGTTGGACATTGCAGCAGCAGCCCGGTAACAGAAGAAAGCGGCATGATGTCCGGAACGTTCCTGCTCACGCTGGTTGGAACGAGCTGGGATGCGCTTGTGAACGCTCGTGAGAAGATTTGCCGGGCGTTTCCAAGAGTCTCCGGATATAGCACGTCCGGTGATAATTATGCGGTGTTGTTGTACTACGACAGCGCCACGGCGATTCCGTGCGATGATGCACGAATGAAAAAAATACAAATCAACTTGAAATACAGAGAATGGAGTGTTGAGTAATATGCAGACAGGACAGCATGGCATGACCACAAATACACTGGATCGCATCTGGCTTGGTGCAGGTACAATCCACAAAGGATTGAAACTGACCACAGGCGCAGCCGGCGGCAATGCACAGTTCAATTTTTCGGAATCTTTGCTTTGTGCCACCTCTGGTGGTAATAGCTTGGAAATCACCAGCACGCTGTACGATGTCCCAATTGACGGTGTAGGCGTTAAGGTGTATGGCGGCGTTGTGAAAACCGGTGAAACAGGCACATTGACAGTTAACGCACTGGATATGACACCGGAACTGTTGAATCACGCATTGTTTTCCAACTTGACAGATTCCCAAGGCGCAAAAGACTACTTGGTTGGTCAGACAGGACAAACAATCAAAGAAGAACACTGGATTGACAGCCTGGCATATGTGGGCGAAACGCTCAAAGATCGTAAGCCTATTGTTATTATTTTTAACAAGGCAATCTGCACCAGCGGCGCAAAAGTTGACGGAAAGAGTTTTGAGGCGAGCGTCCTGCCGCTTACATTTGAGGCGTACAAGCCCTATGCAGACAATGACCGCATGACTGGTCTGGGCATCCGGATTTATTATCCGAAAACAAGCGCAGATGCACAGAGTGCGTCCACAAATTCCGCAAGCAAGGCAGCAACTGTAAAGTAAGAGAGGAAAGGCGAACCAAAAATGGCAGTAAAGAAAGATTTTACATTCACAAGAGCTTTAACAGCCGACGACATCGGAACATTATTTGATATTGTCGCTGCAGTCGGTTCCGACGAAATCGCAGCACTGACAGAAGACCCGGCAATTGCATCAGCAGTTGCAAGAATCGGAGAATCTACCGGTAAGAAGTCCAACGGAAAGGACGTTTTCCGGCAGATCGGCGCTATTGCGGCAGCAAAGGTAGTTGCAATTGTTATTCGCAACTACAGGAAGTGCGAACCGTATTTGAGAAAGCTGCTGGCATCTCTCACCGGAACAACAGAAGAGGAGATCGGAAAGTCCAGCCCTGGCTATTATGCCGTTATGCTCCGGGAACTTGTGACTTCTAAGGAAATCAAGGATTTTTTTACGGAGCTGTTTTCATTTGCCGGAGCGAAGACGGAATAACCGGCTTTTTTGATCTGTTATACCGGCGCTATGCAAACCCGTTGGAAATGCTGGCAATAGCGCTGCGGCAGTGCAGATTTACAGACACAGTTTGCAAAATGTTTAAGGAATCCTCCCAGCAGCAGTGCTGGGAGTTTTTCTTGCATCAAGTCCGAGACAAGTCATTTAACGAATTTTTGGATGGTTTGCAAACCAGCTCTGCGAAAGAACAGTCTAGGCACATCCGCAAGGATGCTGTACCTGCACTGATCCGGAACAATATAGCAAGATTTGAGAAGATGCAATTTGGAGCGGCAGAAATGACCTATTGACAGGAGGTGAGGGAAAACGGATATTTTTAAGTTGTGCGGAAAAATCGTCGTTGACAGCAACGATGCGAGAAAGCAGCTACAGACAACGCAGGAAGACGCTGAGAAAGCGGAATCCAAAATGTCAAAAGCGTTTGGGAAGATCGGAGAATCATTTAGCAAGGCTTTTAAGGGCAAGAGCAGCGATGTTAAAGCCACATCTGCGTCTCTGGATTCTCTGACCGGAGAAATCAGCGAGCAGAAGTCAGAGCTTGACAAGCTGAAAACCAAATACAAAGACCTCTATCTGACACAGGGAAAGAACTCCAAAGAGGCGAAAGAGTGCGCACAAAGCATCGAAAAGCTTAGCGCCGAACTGAAACAGAACGAAAACAAGCTGAAAATCGCTGAAAGAGCTGCCGATCAGTTAGACCGAACGCAGAATGATCTTGACGATTCCGCCGGAAAGGCGAAAAAGTCGGTCAAAGACCTTGGAGACAGCGCCAAAAATGCAGAGGGCGGATTTTCCGTCATGAAAGGCGCTATTGCAAATGTAATAGCAAGCGGTCTGGAAAAGGTCATTGACCTTGCAGCACAGGCAGGACGTGCGCTGGTAGATTTCGGAAAAGAATCTGTGGACGCAGCAGCCGAAGTTTCTGCGGAAAATTCCTCGTTTGACCAAATCATGGGGGATTACGCCGGGAATGCACAAAAGAAGATGCAGGAAGTGGCGAACTCTACCGGCGTAGTGTCCACACGTCTGACCGGCAGCATGACTTCCCTTACCGCAAAATTTAAGGGCTTAGGTTTTGGGGTGGAAGATGCCACTGATCTTGCAGCGTCTGGTTTGTCTATGGCATCCGACGCAGCCGCATTCTGGGATGTTTCTCTGGATGAGTCTATGGGGCATCTGAATAGCTTTATAAATGGTTCTTACGAGGGCGGCGAGGCTATTGGCTTATTCGCAAATGACACGCAGATGGCGTCCTACGCCGTGGAAAAAGGCATTGTTTCCGAAACCAAAGCATGGGCAAGCCTGGACGAGGCAACAAAACAGGCTACACGTCTGGAATATGCACAGAACATGATGCAGGCATCCGGCGCCGTCGGGCAAGCGGCAAAGGAATCCACGCAGTATGCCAACGTGCAAGCGAATCTGACGGAGAAGTGGCGGCAATTTAAGGCGGAAGTCGGAGACCCGATTCTGGAAGAATTTGTAAATCCTGCTATGCAAAAGCTCTCCGAATGGGTTGATATTGCACGGCAGAAATTCCAAGAAATCGCACCGAAAATAGGCGAATTCAAGGACAAACTTGGTGAATGGTGGGAGAAAGCACAGGCTGTTGCGGCTTTTGTGCAAGAGTCTTTCCAGCCAATTATGGACGCTCTGAAATGCGCTTGGAACGATCTGAAAGACGCTATTTCCCCTATCACGGAAAAGCTGTCCGGATTTTCGGAAAGCGGTGGAGCAGCATCCACAGTAATGTCTTTGTTCGCCGGAGCTTGCCAGGCTGTCGCTGATGTTATCAATGTTATATCGGCTATATTCACACCGGTTATATCTGTAATTTCTGAAACCCTAAGCGAACACGTCCCCGGATGGATTGAAAAATTCCAGGGATTTGGGGACAAATTAGGCTGGTTACAACCGATTATTGGATTGATCGGAGCAGCAGTTGCCACAACTGTGTCTGAGATATCTGGTATCATCAACGGGTTAATGAGCGCAATTGATGGTGTCCTGCAATGGCTGGACGGCGTTTTCTCGTGGTTCCAGGGCTTGTTTGACGTTTTGGTTGGTGCGTGCACCGGAAACACCGATAAAATCAAACAAGGATTCGGGGAAATGGGAGATGGCATTGTAAACATCTTTTCTGGCTTGTGGAACACGGTCTCTGGATATTTGAGCGGTTTCCTAAGCGGATTCAAGGATACTTTCCAGGGAATTTTCAACGCTGCTTCTGAAAAATTTAGCGGAGTAAAAGAAACCATCAGCGGCGTTGTGGATTGGCTGAAAGGTATATTCAATTTTGATTGGCATCTTCCCGAAATTAAGTTGCCACATTTTAGAATTGAAGGCAGTTTCTCACTCGACCCACCGTCTATTCCGCATATCGGCGTGGAATGGTACGCAAAGGGTGCTGTACTTAACCAGCCGACCATTTTTGGCGTTAACCCTAGCACTGGTAACGCCATGATTGGTGGTGAGGCAGGTGCAGAGGCTGTCGCTCCTATTGCTACATTGCAAGAGTATGTGCAGGACGCTGTTAAGGCAGAGACCGCCGGAATTTCTCACGCTCTTGCGGAAATATTGGCGCTGCTGGCGGAATACTTCCCACAGCTGCTGGCAGTATCCGGTCATGACATCAAGCTCAACGGAAGAACAGTTGCACGGCTGCTTGCATCCGACATGAATAGAGAGCTTGGCACCCTGCAATCAAGAGCGAAACGAGGTGTAACGACGATATGAAAGGTATCAAATTTGACGGAAAACACTCGTACAACGACTACGGGATGTGGCTTAACTCTTATGAGATTGGTGCGGCTGAGCCAAATTTGAAACTTGTGACTGTTCCTGGAATGGAAACACCGCTTGATTTTACGGAATATTTTGGAGGCGTTACCTACAACAGCCGGGAAATCAAGATGCAATTCACATTCACGGCGGATCGTTTTGGTTTGTCCGCCGCATATGCGGCGCTGCAGAATGGAATCAACGGCAAAAGAGTGAAAATCATCCTGGATGATGATAAGGATTATTATTACAGCGGACGATGTTCTGTGGGTGCGTTACAACCAGACGGACAGCTTGGAACTGTAGAAGTGACAGCACAGTGTGACCCGTACAGGTACAAGGTGAAACCAAAAACGGAAACCTGCTCTGGAGATACGCTGTATAATCTGGGCGGCTACAATAAGCAGATACACGCAACCGTCAAGAATCTCGGCGAAATGCCTGTGCTGCCTGTGTTCCGTGCCAGCAAACCGTTTTGCGTGTCGCTGACCGAGGAAATAAGCGGTGGTGGCACAAAAGAAACATACGTTAATGCGTCAAAGCTTGCTGAGGCAGACAAAGACGTGCAATTCCAGCAGTGCCGTGTTGCGCCCGGAGCTACACAAATTTTTGGATTTTGTGCCGACGGCGAACTTACAGTAACCGTAACATGGCAGGAAAGGAGTCTGTGACATTATGTATCAAGCAACCATAGACGGTGTACACTTATGCAGCACAAACTCCGTAGGTGGATTTGACTGCATTTCTGACCCTGTCGCAAAGCTGATTGTGAATGGTTCTGACAGCTTTGATTTTGTCTTGTATCCTCAGCATCCGGTATATCCGGATGTTGTCTGCAAGGTGTCCAGGGTCAAAATCTGGCAGGACAGCAAGCTGATTTTCTACGGCACAGTGACCGGCTATTCCGAAACGATGGACGGTGTGCGTACATATAGCTGTGAAGGCGCTCTGGCGTGGCTGAACGAGCTGTGTGTACCATCATACCATCTGTCTGGTGCTACGCCAGAACAGGCTCTTTCGTGGTACATAAGCTCATATAACAAGGCTGTACGTGACAAATCGAAAAAATTCTCGCTCGGAACAGTTACAGTGAAGAAGGCAAAGAGAAAAGACGGAACAGAAGGCACTATCTCCAGATCAAGCGGTGTGCATCCGTCATACTGGGAAGAAATTTCGCAGAAACTGCTTGACTCTTTTGGCGGCATCTTGCGCATCCGGTATTCCGGCACGGATGATTGCGCCGGAGTTATCGACTGGCTCGCCATCCCAGATGCTACTTGTGACCAGGATATCCGATATGCAAAAAATCTGATGAACTGCGACTGGACATACGATGCAACGCCTATTGTCACGGCAGTTGTCCCCTTGGGAAAAAAGAAAGACAGCAGCTCGGAAGATGACGAATTCCGGATCGACATCATGAAATCCAACGATACCAGTATGACAGCGCTGTTGGCACAGCTGGTCGGCGAAGATTATGTGAAATCCGGTGACATGGTTTACAGCAAATCTCGTGTAGAAAAGTACGGACTTATCCAACAGACAGTTACATTTGACGATGAGTCCGCACCAGATACTATTGCATATCTTGGTGCAGTATGGCTCAAACAGAATGGCATGGCGTCAAGCACGGTCAGTGCTGAGGCAATTGATATTGCCGATATTGACGAGAGTGTGTCACATTTTGTGTGCGGCGATTATGTACGCACACAGCTGCCGGGATACGAGGAAGAACAATTGTTCCCGGTCACATCAATCGAAATACCGCTGGCAGCTCCAGAAGACGCACGGCTCACAGTCGGCACACAAGAATCTGGTATTGCATCCGGAGGTACGACAACCGGCGGCGGCAGTATCTCCGACGTTGGCTCTGGGTCAGATGCAATGGCACATACTCACGCCAACAAGGGCGTATTGGACAAGATCACGGAACAAGACTATACAGATTTCAAAAGCGCTGTAACCAAAGCCCACACGCATGACAATAAGGACACCTTAGACAAGCTGACACCATCCGTGTGGTCTGAATTGATGGCGGCCAAAAATAAAGCACATACGCACAGCAATAAGGATACTCTTGACAAGATCGACGAAACATCATGGACAAGGGTATATGGAATGAGCCATAAACACGACAACAAGGACGTGTTAGACCAGATCACACAAGAAGAATGGAAATCGATTAACAGCGCCAAAAATAAGGCACACACTCACGCCAATAAGGAAACGCTGGATAAAATCGACGAAGTCTCATGGTTGACAGTGTACGGTCAGACGCACGAGCATAGCAACAAGGATGTGCTTGATAAAATCACGGCATCCTACACCACCGAAGAGAAAACAAAATTGAAAGGAATTGCCGATGGTGCAGAAGTCAACCAGAACGCATTTTCCTCAATCGCAACAGGATCATCTAAATATACGGCATCCACAAAACAAGCATCATTCCTCATCGAGGGAAACGGCGGCACAACAGTTACCCTTGACATCAAAACTGGACGATTGACTATAGCAAGCCACCAGCACAGCAATCAAAACATTCTTGACCAACTCAACGAAGAACAGTGGAAAATCATCAACAGCGCAGCGAACAAGGCTCACTTACACGATAACAAGGACACACTGGACAAGATCACAGATGCCCTATGGAACACTGTGTACAGCAATACACATACGCATGATAATAAGTCTGTATTGGATGGTACGACGGCATCATATACGACGGCGGAAAAAACCAAACTAGCCGGCATTGCAGACGGGGCGAACAAATACACCCACCCCACAACCTCCGGGAACAAGCACATCCCATCCGGCGGCAGCAGTGGGCAGATACTGCGCTGGTCAGCAGATGGTACAGCTGTATGGGGTGCAGATAACAACACGACTTACAGTGATGCTACGCAGTCGGCGCATGGGTTGATGAGTGCGGCGGATAAGAAAAAGTTGGACGGTATCGCTGTTGGTGCAACTAAAGTTGCGGTAGACAGTGCCTTGTCTGCTACCTCCACAAATCCGGTGCAGAACAAAGCTGTAAAAGCCGCACTGGACAGCAAGGCGGCATCTGGTCACACGCATGCGATGATAATAAATAGTGCTCTTTTGGTAAGCGGTGCCAGCAACGCTGCACAATGGGTTAAGCTTGGCACACTGGTATCCTCTGGTAATTTCAGAAGTGCCGTGGTACGTGTTTGGACGGGTGACGGGGCAAACGCTCGCACAGACCAGAATTCATCTTTTGAAATCCAGATCAAGGACGGCTGGCAGTCTGCCCCATCACCAGATAAAGCGTGCGGCGTTACAGTATATCGTATCAACTGCGGTGGTGTCAAAGTCAAAGTGATACCTACAGCACACGACACTTATACAGTCTGGGTATATCTGCCATGGACGTACTGGAATGGCAATTTCTCCGTATACGGTAAGTATAAGTCTTGGACATCTCAGGAGTTGATACAGTCTGAGGAACCAGAAGGTAGTGCCGCCGACACAGCATACTATGACCAGGCATTTCTGACCAGCACCGTAAATAAAGCTACCGAAGCCACTACTCTTACTGATAGTGGCTGGGTAGACACCACCAGAAACACGACCTTCACGGTGACTTCCACAGTGAAGTGCCGGAAGTATGGACAGCTTGTAGAAGTGCGTGGTGAGGTGACTTTTAGCAGCACATATGGCTCTCCGACGGTGTGCACGCTGCCTGCTGGGTATCGTCCGGCGACCGTGGTGCAGACTTGTGGATACACACCAAGCGGAAAGATTTTTGTCATCAAAGTGGACACGGCAGGCGTTGTGTCTTTCAGTTCTGATGCAGCCGGAACCTTTGTGAAAAGCACTACATACCGCATCGACTTGACATACTTGCTCGGATAAGAGAAAACACGAGGACTTTTTGTGGACTAAAAAAGGAAGTGAACCAAATGGACTGGACAGAGATCGTAACCGCTGGAATCGCCGCACTTGGGGCTGTGGGCGGCTCTGCGCTCATGCAGAGTAAGGCGACCGCAGTATTGCAGGTCAAGCTGGATGCGCTCAGAAACGATGTAGACACGCTCTCCCGGCGTGTAGACAAGCACAACAATCTGATCGACCGCATGACGAAAGTGGAATGCAAGGTTGAAAAACTGGAAAGTGAGGTACAACATGAAAAATCGTGATTGGAAACAGTGGGCAAAGGCGGCGGCAATCAGAGCCGTCAAAACAATGGCACAGACAGCGGTTGCAGCGATCGGCGTAGCCGCAACCATGCAGGATATCAGCTGGGCAGTGGTCGGAAGTACTGCTCTGGTAGCTGGTATCCTGTCCGTGCTGACATCCGTTGCAGGTCTGCCGGAAGTGGAAGGAGAAGAGTAATGGCATCCGGCGAAACATACGAAGAATTTGTCGAAAAATTCAAGCCAAAAAAACAACAGACGATTGCTATACGCCACCGTTGGTTTATGATGCTGTTGCCAATTGGGTGGCAAACGAATACGGCATAAGCCGTGAAAAGTTTGTGCGCCCGTTTTTCCCCGGCGGTGACTATGAAAATTATGACTATAGCGGCGGTGCAATTGTGGTGGACAATCCACCGTTTTCCATTTTCAGCAAGATTCTTGATTTTTACATTTCGAACAACATTAAATTTTTCTTGTTTGCAAATAATTTAACGTTATTTACTTCGGTTCGTGATCGAAATTGCACTGCAATGATCGTTGACACAAATGTTATTTATGAAAACGGTGCAAATGTTAAAACATCGTTTGTGACAAATCTTGAGTCAAGAGACTTGCGATTCCGGGTAGCGCCATCGTTGCATCAAGCAGTCAAAAATGCAGTTGATTTAACACGTAAACAAGTTGCAAAATCGCTACCTAAATATTCATATCCTTCGAACGTTGCACAAGCAGCACGCCTTGGACCGTTCGCAAGATACGGAATCGAAATCCGTGTAAAAAAATCCGAATCAATATTTATTTCTCGTTTAGATTCGCAGAAATCGACCAAAAAAGCAATTTTCGGCGGTGCGTATTTGGTTTCTGAAGAATGCGCAAAAAAATACGAAAAGGCAGAACGGGAAAAGGCGGAACGGGAAAAGGCGGAACGATTCACGCTGAGTGAAAGAGAAAAAGAAATTATAAAAACGTTAGGAGAGAATTAAAAATGGCAATCTTAAAACCGGACAAAATCAAAACACTGGGCGGCGTTACCGTCAAGGAATACCTGCTCACCAAGCACAATCCAAATCATATTGATATGCCCACAGCTCTGATGACCGGTAAGGTGCTGGGTGTGACAATCCACAACACTGATCGCATCAAGACTGCCGCAGGGACAACCCCTGCAGAACAGTACACCAGGGCTACCGTCAACGGGAACATGAAAACTGTACGTGTACATGACTATGTAGACAGCACCTGTGCATGGCAGAATCTGCCTTACTCTCTGTCTGGCTGGCACGCTGCTGACGGAAACGGAAACGGCAACCGCAGAACGATTGCCATTGAGTGCATCATGAATGGCAGCGGAGATGCAGAAGACAAGAAGGCAGAGGATAACGCCGCACGCCTGGCTGCTGCGCTGCTGCATCAATACAGGCTTGGTATCGATCACTTATACACCCACACATACTGGCTTAACGTCCGTGACGGAAAAAGAGGGACTGTAGACCAACTGAACACAATGCACAACAGCTACAAGATATGTCCGGCATACATCCTGCCGCACTGGACAACATTTAAGGCGACCGTAAAGCGATACCTTGACCAAATGCAGGGTGCGTCCAGTACCTCAACAAGCAAGCCGTCTGCTCTGCGCTATGACTGGAAAAAGGGGCAGGCTGTGCGGCTGTACAAGACCAAGACGCAGCTGTTTGCCAGCGATACAGCAACCAAGGCAGCCGGCACATTACCTGCCGGAACGTACTACATCTACGACGGCAAGCAGTGCAAGCTGGGACGTTTCCGGATTACGACCCGTAAGGGGTACTGCGGCAAGACACCTGCCGGCAAGTACGTTACTGGTTATGTGAGTGTAGACAATTTCCGGGAAGTGTAAATAGATAAAAAAGGCGGCGGTGCTTTGGGAATGTTGTTTCCAATTGCACTGCCGCTTTTTTTGTTATTTGTTTTCCGCCCAGAACTTGATTAACTTAACAAGATATACCGGTGGTACTCGGTTTCCGCTCTCCCAATCTTCCAGGGTTCTGATAGGGATTCCAAGCTCGGCTGCAAATTCAACTTTTTTCATTTCGAGCTTTTCCCGGATTTCTGTAATTTCTTGTGCTGGTTCCTTCTCCGTTGTCATTTCCAGCGCAAGGTTGTAACCGGCGGTTGCAATATAAGGTCTGCCATTGAGTGTGATGATGTCTCGGATCATGTCTCCGCCGTCCTCACGTTCGATTATTGCAGGATCTCCGTCAACCAAATCAATGTAGAATCCATCGGGGAGGATGAAAAATTCCTCTCTATAGGCTCCGTCTTCTATAAGCGACCAACCATCTACAAAACATTCCTTGAAAAAATCAAAGTGGGAATGCAGATACAATTTAATTTTTTTCATTTTATCGCTCCTTTTCTTTCGCAATTGAAATACATATACTCCCTATCTGTAAAGTATATTCTATTTCTATTTTTTTTGATGATCGGTTCTTTTTGCGTTGGTATAATTTGATCGATTACCGGGATGTTTTCTTTAACTCTTTTTGGCAACAAAAAATAGTAATCATCAATACAGCCCCACACATATCCACCTGTGGTGATTTCGCAGAAAATGTTATCCACAAGCAGGAACCCGTTTTCTGCCGTTTTGAATATTGACATAGGATAATAGAGTTCTAGTTTTTTGCACTCTAAGACCTCCGCCATTTTTCTTATTACGTCTTTTCCCAAAAACGCAACTACAATTTTCTGGTCTTCTACTTTTTGCAGCGTCCCGATGTTCGCTCCTGTTTTCTCCGCAAGCTGCTCCATGGAAATGTTTCTGCTTTCTCGGAGAGCTTTCACATTATTTCTTTTCAGATTCATTTTTTCCCTCCTCCTCGTCTGAATCTATATCTATTATACCACGCATTGCGTGGGATGTCAATAGGAAACTACGCATTGCGTGGTATATTTGTATGGATGCACAAAATAGTACAGTACAATTTGTGCGTTATGTACACTATAAGAAGATGCTACATATATACCATGTGTGTGCAAACGAGTTAGCTCATGTCGAAATGATTTCAGCGATCCTGTACCAGCTGACAGACGGTTTGACACCGGAGCAGATCAAGGAGGCTGGCTTTGACGCCTACTTTGTGGATCATACCCTGGGCGTTTATCCTCAGAGCGCAGCCGGCGTGCCGTTTACTGCGGCGTATTTCCAGTCAAAGGGTGACCCGATCACCGATCTGACCGAAGATCTGGCGGCAGAGCAGAAGGCACGCAGCACCTATGACAACATCCTGCGGATGTGCGAGGATCCGGATGTGCGTGATCCCATCAAGTTCCTGCGGCAGCGTGAGATCGTGCATTTCCAGCGGTTTGGCGAGGCACTCCGCCAGGTGCAGGACGATCTGAACGCAAAGAACTTCTACTGCTGCAACCCGTCGTTCGATCAGAATTGCGGAAAAACTGCAAATCGGAGACGAATGCGGTAAACGCAGCAGAACATTTCTTACAAAAAACGTGTCACTCTGTCGGTGCAGAATGACACGTTTTTTTGCTTTATATTCGGCACATATTTCATGCCGGTTCTTCTTATCTCACTTCGATGCCATCTCCGCCAGAGTCCGCACCATTTCCAGATCGTCCTGGGTCACACGCATATTGGTGCAGAGTTCTTTTCCCTCTGCCGTAGTCAAACTGATCTCGATCACACTGCCCTCGTTGATCGCACGGGACGCTGCCGAGAAGAACATCGGCACTTTCGGGTGGTTCTGCCGGAACTTTGTCAGCAGTGATTTCATCTGCATCAGCATTTTCGGATTCATCAT